CTAACATCTAGTAAGCAACAACACTATGGAGGGTAGTACCTTCCTCAAGTTGCAGTTTGCCCTGCTTTTGGTTGCGGCCATTAGCGGGCAGCTCGGGGAGAGGGTTGAGCAAGTGGAGTATGAGGTCCCCCTGGTTGCCAGGTACCTTGAAGTGGCCGGTCTAGCCGGGTTGTTCCCGGTGGAGGCCACTTACCAATCGCGCTGTCGAAACGAGACCAGTTCAAGCACTTGGTGGCCCATGTACCGGGTCGCCTTGGAGACTAGGAGTGGTGCCACGTTCCGGTGCAGGGTGTACTCCGCTGACATTTATGCCCCGTGGATTTTTCTTGCCTGCGTGATCCTATCGGCTTGTGTGACAGCCTTGTGGATTGCTACGGCGGATAAGGAAGTTCTGATGACGCGCTACGTAAGCTTTTGCTTGCGTTTAAGTGGCCGAGGTTGCACTAACCCTCTCGGAGTCCGGGAAAGGTTCGTGTCAGCTACCATTCCCACGAAGCGCCCCAGACAGTCCAACCACACCCACCCCGAGAGTGCCTCAGTTCGCGACTTGGCGGCGAGTTTCTTTGATAACCTAGGGGCCCTTACTGGCCTGCGGCCGTTCTTTTTCCAGAGATCGGCTGCCGACGAACGTCATGGACGCGTTGGCAGCCGAGTCTACTACTGGGCTAAGGACTTGACTGCTCAGCCCAGTCTGGAGCGCCCCGGGGATCGGGACCTTATCTGCCTCGTCGACGTGGACATGCACATATCCGATTTTCCATCGCTTCTGGCCGTCTGGCAGAGGCCGGTGGTGTTGTACACCTTTCAACCGAGCGCTGTTGCTGAGGCAAGTGGAGAGTTCACTTTCACTTTTGATTCTCAGAACAGGGTAAATTACACCGTCTCGGGAGGTGCGCAGTACAAACACCTGGTTTGGAACTACGGCGGCGACTTCCTTTGTGTTAGGAAGACCCACTGGTCCAGGCTTTGGTATGAGTACGTCGGGTTCAACCTTGATCGCAGACAAATGGATAAGCATCACCAGCTCATCATGCTGACTCCCAGAATCAGATTCTCCTCCCTTCTCGACGTGTCTTCTTGTACGGAATGTCGGCCCCTTGAACGCCTCAGGGTCGCCAAAACCGTGACCGTCGGGGGCAAGCAGGAGACTTTCTTGGCTCTGGACATGCAGACGAGTGCTGGTATGCTGAGGTCCATTGGGAAGGCTGGCGCCACGAACGAGGCCACCATTCCCGCTGCGCAGGATGACGCGCTGGCTGCGCAAGCCAGAACCAGTTCCACGGCGCTGAGCGTTGCCCAAGTGCGCACAATGACCGGGTTAGACGACCAGTTGGCCGCCACCACATTGGTGGAGTACCATCGAGCCATGGCTGGGCCTCCCGAAGACGTTGTGTTCCCGACTGAAGAGTCCACCTACAAGTATCAGTTTAATCCCCAGGCTTACGATCCGGCCCAGAAGCCGGTCGTCCTGCCATTCATGGCCCCGTTCATCCTCGGATGTTATGCCCCACTCAAGGGAGCTGACAACGAAGCTGAGGCGGTGCGTGGCAGGATCACCTCTGTGAAGAGTGATTTGCTGGAGACGACTCCGTTCGCGCAGCAGTGCATGCGCGAGTTCGGAACGTTGCTGATTCCTGTCCCCAACCAGCTCGTGCCCGTTGACCAAGACGAGGTGCGGCTGAGGCAGTCCCGCCCAAACCAGAAGAGAGCTCTTGAGCAAGGTGAGCAGGTCCTGGAGCAGTCCGAGAAAGGAGTCCTTGGTACTTTCATGAAACATGAGAGTGCCCAAAAACTCGCGACCCCGAGGATCATCACCGAGTTCCCTGGTACAACGAAGGTCAACTACTCGCGCTTCACCTACGCTTTCGCTGCCCACTTGAGGCAGCAGCGGTGGTACGCGTTTGGTAAAACCCCTAAGGAGATTGCGCTCGAAGTCGCCAGGTTGGCGGCCGGTGCGCAGGTTCTCCAGGGTACTGACTTTTCTAGGATGGACGGGAGGGTGAGTAAGGTGCTCCGAGAGTTCGAACTGATGATTATGCTACGGGCCTTCCGAGAGGTCCACGCAGACGAGATCAGCAAATTGATGAGAAACCAGTATGACAGGAAGGCCAGGACCACACATGGCATCAAGTACGAGCTGGGCTATGCCCGCGGCTCGGGGTCACCCGAAACCGCTGACATGAACAGCTTGGACAACGCCTTTGTCGCGTACCTTGCGCTCAGACAGTCACCGAACCCCAAGACCGGAACCCACTACACTCCTGAAGAGGCCTATGCGGCCCTCGGGTTGTATGCTGGTGACGACGGAGTGTCCCGAGACGTGGACGCTGAGGCCTATGTCAAGGCCGCGTCGTCCGTTGGTCAGGTCTTGGAGATCGAGACGTGGAAGCGCGGGGAGCGAGGTGTGAACTTTCTGGCCCGATACTACGGCCCTGATGTTTGGCATGGTGACGCCAACAGCTGCTGCGATATTCGCCGGCAGTTGGTCAAGTTCCATACCACACCAGCACTGCCAAGTACTGTCACCCCTGAGCAGAAACTGCGCGAGAAGGCGACCTCTTACAATCTTACCGACAGGAATACTCCCGTGATTGGCGACATTTGCCGCACGGTTGAGAAAGTCCTGGGCCTTTTGGACGAGAAGTCCAGGGCAAAGGGCGAGATGCGGAAGGCCGTTTATTGGCACAGTATGCTCGGGACTGGGTCCGACCAGTACCCCAATGAGTACGGGGACTGGATGGTCGACTTGCTGATGGAACAGATGCCGAATTTCGACATGGACAAGCTCCGCGCGTGGATGCACGCCTGCGCGCTTGATGGCTCCCACGTCCTCCGGCCCTCGTTATGCGAGCACAGTGATCAGGTGCACAAGGCAGC